CCTAAGTTTTTCCTCCATTCTTCTTGTAGCTTACCCTTACGTATTTTATATGCTTCTCCTCTTAAACCTGGTTCTTCTTCCTGGAGCTTTGCTCTCATTCTTCTTATACTTTCAGCATTAGTTAATTCATTATCTGCATACTTATGTAAAAAATTTAATGCAGTTATTTCTTCAGCATCTATGTTCTTACTGTTTAATTCTCTATACCAAAAAGAAGCTATGAGTTTATTGTCATTGTCTCTTAAATGAGGTTTTTCTAATAAGATCTTTCTTATAGTATCTTTTGTTTTCATCTTAAAGATTCTAATACCATTTCATAAAATTCTTCTTCATTGTTTTCTGTCCATTCTTGTATCTGCTGTTCAGTCATTTCATTACCATTTTCATCTTCTGCATAACTGATAAAAGCATCACAAAAGTCTGGGTAATCCCAAGATTTTACATCTTCTATTTCGTAGTCTGTTAATTTCATTTTTATTTATTTTTAATTTCTAAAACTTTTTCCTTTTATTATTACCACCTTACATTTTCTTAATCTATCTAAAGTCCTTTCATCATATCTTTCTTTAAGTGAATTAGGAGATAAATTAGTAGTTATTATTAATGTCTTAGAACTGTCCTCTGCATAAGAAATAGCATCAGTAACAGCATCTATCTTTGTTCCGTAATCATTCTTTATGCTTTCAGTACCTAGATCATCAATTATAATAAAAGGTGCAATATTTCTTTCTACTGTTCCTAATTCTTTAGCAGGAATACTTCTAAGAACTTTATTTGTTTTTGTCCTAAATATAGCAGGTATAACATAATTAAGTATTGTAGATTTACCTAAACCACATTCTCCCATAATTATTAAACCCTTTCCTTTTGTATCTACCATCCAATCAATTATTTCATCATAAGCTGACAAATGCTTGTAAGTATCAATAGTTCTGTCATAGTATTCAAATGCTTTGATAAAGTCTTCTTTTAAGTTTTCTTTGCTTCCTAGTTTATACCTAATGTAAACTTTAGGTTGTAAGTATTCAGCATCTCTAAATGTTTCTTCTATTGTTCTCATATTATTTTAAAATGTGCCATCTCCATAGTCTTGACCTTTCTTATGCCAATGTGCCGTAGATCTGTCGTTATTATTATTATTTTTATCTTCTCGTTTTTCCCAAGTTCTAACACAAGCTTTCCAATTTTTCATCTTATTGCTTCCAACCATCCAATCTTTGCTTTCGTAAAAATCAATAAAGGCATCTGCACATACTTTATTTTTCCTTTCATTACAATATTGATGTACTTCTTCAACAGTTGGTTTTTTAAAAAAAGCCTTTTTATTACTATCTGTAAGATTAGTATTACTATACGTAGTATTAGTATTATCTGTATAATTTTTTAGACTAGGGTTGTCTAATAAATTGATAGACCTAGACAAAATTTCTTTACTACCTTGTCTATATTTTACAACTCTTGTTATGTAACCGTTTTTCTCTAGTAGTCTTAACCAATTCTGTATAGATGCCCTACTAACCTCATAAAGTCTGCAAAAGTATTCTGTTGAAGCTTTACAGTTACCATTCATATTGCACAAAGCAGTTATCTCAGCATAAAGTAATTTAGCATTAGGTGTAAGTTTTTTACTGTATCTTACTTTAGCTGGAATAATTGCGTAGTAGTTTGGTTTCTGCATTATATAATATTTATTGTATAGTGATAATTCTTCATTGCAAGTTTAACGTTTTCTATTTGATTAGAAAAATCTAAATATGTAGTATATATAATACATTGAGCATTACCACTTATAATTTTGAGCTTAATGTCAGATTCTCTTGACTCATAAACTTTGTTAAGTAACAAGTGATTCTTCATTTGTTTACCTGTTATAAATACATCTTTTTCAAAAATAACATCCTTATATTTTTTTAAGACTTTTATAAAAGTATTTCTATAAACATTACATTGTTTAAAATTTTTTTTGTGTGTTCTTTCATAATGATATGAAACTGACCTGTCTCTTTCAAGAACTTCAGCAATTACAGCTCTAGGTATATTTTCTTCAGTAAGTCCTATATAACTAGCAACTGATCTTGCTGTCTGTATATTTCTAGTTCTATTTTTAAATACTAAAGAGCCATTAGGCAACCCCATTACTCTTGTAGTGAGGTCGCATATAGCTTTAAAGTTTAATTCTTCAGTCATCTTAAAATGGTAAATCTTCAGGCATAGTACCTGTAAAATCTGTACCCATAATAACATTATCTTTTGATGTATTACCATTAGCCCATTTCCATCCTGTAATGTTTGTGTAGTATTTACCATTGTACTCTCTGCTTTCTACGTTTACAGATACCTCAACACTATCTCCTTCATTAAATCTATTGACTGATTCAATAGTTTCATCTCCAAATGCTGTAACAGATACTTCTTTACCATATTCTCCAGGTTGTTGTATAATGACATCTATCTTTTGCCATTCATTACCAGCTTTACTTCTTCCATTTTTCTTTAACTTTTTCTTAATTGTTCCTTTAATTTCCATTTTTTTTATTTATTTAATTATTACTTTTTTTAAAGTCTTCTGCTTCATCTTCTCCTTTAACACCAATTTCATATAGTCCTAAAATTTCTAAAGTAGCTCTTGCATATGCTCTTTTTTGTGCCATTTCTAAGACATACCAACTATTAGTGTTTCCGTCTTTAAATGTATTACCTTTTAGTGCTGAACCCATTGTCCTAATAGTCTTATTATCTTTTGTTGCTATTGCTTTTACTGCTGCAAAATTAGGTTCAGACTTTATAATATCATAATCAATATCTATGTCTTCCTGAGCTTGTATTTTTGCAATAGCACTTCTAGTTAGGATAACATAGTGTTGATGTTTAAAAACATCTTCTTCTTCTAATCCGTACTTAAAGTACATTTCTTTAATTTTTTCTCTTTTCATATCTTAATTATTTAATTTATTTTCATAACATTCTACACATATAGTATCATAATCTGATTGGTCTAGTTCTTCATCACATTGTTCACAACAAGGATTAGTACCATTCCATTCAGTAGGATCTACACAATTTTGATTAGTTGATTTTGTATATTCTTTGTAATTCATTATGATACTACTAAATTAGTTATCCATACAATTAAAATTACTGAAGCAATACCTACAACAATATCTGCTATAAAGCTATATTTTTTTTGTTCTTCGTACTTTATTGAACTGATTGCATAATCAGACATAAGGTTCTTATTAAAGAATCTTTTAATTTCTTCTGAGTTGAAAATATGTTCTTGTCTTGTTGTACGATTGATTACTCTAAATTTTGACATCTTAAATAGTTTTGGTTAATAATGATACAAAAGTACATAAAATAAACGATACTCACAAGTTTATTAATATACTTATTAACAATTTAAGTGTTAAGAAAGGAAATGACTAGATATAAGTAGTATAATTATTATAAGCAAATAAAATGCAAATAATTGCCAGGTTATATCTTTCTTCATTACAAAGGCATTGGTTCTAATATAGGCAAACGACCATTGTCTAATATAACTCCAACAGAAATTATAGGTTTTTTTGTAAAATTCTTAGCATAGTTCGCCGCGTAGCTTGAGCTATCGAATGCTGCACCTAATTGCATAGACCATAATAAATTATCTTTATTTGCGTGATAGATTATGCTAGTTTCTGTATGTATATGACCTTGACATATTTTAGTATTCCAATTAATAGCTCTATTAATAGCTCCATTTCTTCCTGAACTACCTGTTCCGTGTATATACATAACACCATCTTCTAAGAACTTATCTTTCCATATCCAACCAGGAGTACCTAATACATCATTAAAGTCTTTCAACCAAGCTTGTGATAAACCTGAAGATACTAATTTACGACTAATTATAGCGTCGTGATTGCCAATGCAAACAGTTGCTTCTTTCCATTCTTCCCAAAATGGTTTAATTTGTTCTATTGCTAAAGCAAGTTCATCTCCTGCACTTTTTCCATCAGGTGCAATCTCGTGGAAACTCGAGAATGAGTTATCCAAAAGATCACCCGTGAAATGTACAGAATTGCAATTCCATTTTTTATAGATAGCTTTACAATGTTCAAAAAAACCTGGCTCAATAAAGGGTGCGTGTAGATCAGGAATAATTAATTTTCTCCTTTCATCTTTTGCCCTGCTTTCTTTAATTAGTTCTATCTCGTGAGGTTTTAACCTGTAACGATTATTTCTTTGACTTTCCAAAATCTGCGAATGATTGTCCACCTAACATAGCTATTAAACTCCACCAAATTTTAGATACTGATTCTTCATCTACATTTAAAGCATTTGCAATTAAAGGAATAACAATAGATGCTAGTCCTAACCATACCTTCTTAGATGTAAGAAGTTGTGTAATAATGTAATTTTTCATTTTATTTATTTTTAATTATTAATTTAATATTTTCTCCTCCCAAATTTATTATCTCTTTCATTAACAATGACATAGCTAACGAAGAGTTACTAACAAAGTCTTGTTGACGTTTTTGTCCTACTAGAATACAACCCCTTGAATCTTCTGCTTTATTGCCTTTGTGAAATAGTATATAGTCTCTATTAGGAACGTCTTGTACTAATAAGTGTAAATAGTCTCTTGTACCACTTTCTCTAGGGTATCTAAACCTTACATTATATTCTCCAATAGGAATACTAGAGATACGTCTCTGATTATCTTTATAAGGTAATTCAAGAGTATCACAAAACATCTCTCCATCTACGTACAACTTACCAATTATAGACTTTTTTGTAAAAGTATCTCTAATTAAAACTAGACTAACGCCCTTGTCCTCTGTAAGTGTTTTTGTCTTGCTTTGAGTGTCTACCCTTTCTTTTTCTTCTAATGCTCTTAGAAGTGCTTGAAATAACTTTACGAGCCATTTATTTATTATCTTCAAATTTAAAAAATTTATATATTGTATATGCTATTGAAAGTATCAATGCAACAAAACTTAATATTTCGTTTGCACTTGCTAAAGTAAAGCCAATAGCTGAACCGTTAGCTAATCCTACTTGTATTGTGTCTCTTAGGTCGTTCATTTTTATTATTTTTTGGCTTACTTTCTAAGTAGGATTTCAGCTTAGTTACATTAATTATTTTTGGTTTGTAGTGTTTCTTCATTATACGTAATCAGATGCGTTTAAAAAGTTTCTTAAAGTTAATCTAGTTCCCTGTTGTCTAGGTCTTTCTAGGTTCATTCCATTATAGTACGCATTTTGGTCAGGGTTTACATCTGCACCTGTGTTAGTATTGTATTCAGGAAAGCTAGAAGTGTTATTACAAATATAATCTATAAGTCTTTCTGTATAGTATTGAGCAGTATTTGAAACTTCTTCTCTTAAACTTTGACTTTCCTCTGTACTAAGTGCATTTCCTGTTTCAGATGTTTTAGAATAAATATTGCCATTTTCTATCTTAAAACGTAAAAAAGGTACTGCGTGATAAAATGCCCAATTAGGTAACATATCCCCTATGTAATCATCTAACAAAGTCTTGTAAGCTTCATTTCCTACATCTCCTATTGTTCCTAATGTTATTAATTCTTTAAGTTTATCTGTAAGTTGAGTTCCTAACTTTGGCTCTACATAAAGCTTCTGTGCCTGACGTACATAAGGCAATAATAAGTTAGGGTCAACATTAAGATTGATTGCAGTTGAGTCCTTAAGTTTTTCTTCTGATATAAATAATACGTATGCCATGCTTATCTAGGTTTTAAAAATCCGTTATTCTTCATTCTCTTTGGTGGTCTTGCTACTAAGTTGTCATTCTTTTCTGCTGTAAAACCTTCTGACCTAGCTTTAGTGTAAGATATTATTTGACTAGATGATATATCACTTTTAGCTCCTCTTAAAGAAGTTTTGTAAATCTGACGCAACCAAAAATGGTGACAGTTACCTCCGCCTTTGTAAAGCCAGCAACTATAAGTATCTGCTCCACGAGGTCCCCAGCCTGGATTTACTGCTCTATTTCCCATTTGTAAAATATCTTCTTTTCGGTATATCTTTTTAGCCGACATCATTTGTCTGCAAAAATCTCTTGTTTCCCCTTCTTGTTTTAGAAAATTATCTTTAGTGTAAACATATCTAACTTTATAAAATTCATTATCAGATTTATTTGTACCATCTTGACTACTTCTAGCATTCGGTCTAGCTGTTCCTGTTGATGCTAATTCTAATTTTTCATTAGCAATTTCATTCAATACTTGCTCAAAGTTAAAGTCTTGGTGTTCTCCATCTACTACTTCTTCTTCTACTAATTCCCATTCTTCAGGCATATCTTCACCAAATTCTTCAATAAAGCATTCAAGCTCAGTCTTTTCTGTTTTAGCTAGTTTTACATCTTGCTCAACAGTTTCTTCGTCTTCTTCTAAAGGTGGTAAACCAATATCTTCTCTTATTTCGTCTTGTGTCATTACTTCCCTAATAGTCTTAGAGTCAAATTGTACCGTAATAGGTTTTAATTGTACAAATTCAACTTCTAAATCCATATTATTTACAGAGAATATAGTCTGTAAAGTATTTAAGATATTTAATTGAAAAGGTCTTATAACAG